CGATAGGATTGGACGGGCAGAGTTGCCTGTGGAGCAAACCAGAATAGCCACAACTGTATGGGGTGTATCGTGAAGCGTCTTTAATCGACGCGACACGTAATTCCATGTGCTGTAACCGGTAATTGAACCGATATCTCGGTCGGTAAACCCGTGGTATTCGTCCAGTCCATGAACGTAGTTCGTCCAAAAGGCGTAGTCCGTAATCGGACAACGCCAATCCGGGCGAAGCACTTCGGTGGCTGGCGGATACTCGGGTGGCCCGATCAAGCGACTCAACATACCGTTTAGAGTATGCATGGAAGCTATACGATCCATACCCTGTGGCACCAGAAGCTGGGCCCACCAACCCGTATCCTTTGAGGATATGAGAAGGCTGTCGGTTTTCAAGCTTGATTGATCCATTCCAGTATCCCTTGAAAAAGAGGTTATTGATTGTATCAATTACAGCTTGACCAGCTGCTGGTGAGTCGGCTATAGTGGTCTTTGGCTTTACGGGGGTTACATCGTAACCCTTGAAAGCGTCCATTCCACATGACTCACGAAAGTTACCGGACGCAAATGATTTGCGCTCATTAACTTTCAATTGACAAGTGGAAAATAGACTCACTATCGCAGCATACCCGTCTACAGGGACGATAATATCGTCACCATAGACGCGGACCTTGCCACGTAACTTCTTTAGATTGTCGAGTGTTGGTGGTCCGTCCAAAGCGATAGCTAGGGACATGATCAAGAACACTAGAGTCTGAAGAGGGAACGTAATTGCTGTACCTTGAGACGCGAACTTCTTAAGAAGCACACGCTCACCTGTCTTACGACAGACAAGCGTCCGCGTACGTCCGGCGTGAACATAATCTAAGAATCCCCGGTTTTTCCGAAAGATTCTTTCGAGAAGTGCTAACGACAGACGATCAGAAGCTGACGATAAATCAATCGTCGCCAGACTCTGATCCAAGGAAGCCTGCAAGACAAGCTGCTGTGAAAGTTCCTGCTTCTTAAGGTTAATAAACCATCCAAGATATGAATGGTTTATTTTATCCATTAAGACAGCGTCGAGAGCTTTCTGAGCGTACATATGCTCGGAAGGCTCAGCGGCGATGATCCTCGGACCTTTTGCGGTCTTAGGAACGCAGTGTAACACAGCAGGACACTCATGGTTTCTAGGACGAATCCTTGGATCCATGGGCATCTTCCCGAACTCTTCGAACGGGAACAGGACTTGAAGCTTATCTGACCAGTTACTGAACCGAAATTTATCGAAATATCGGCCAGACCGTTCAGCTACAGCTCCGGGTCCGTGTCTAAACCCGAGCTGGCGGTGTTCGTCCTGTCGACAGGTTGAGTCCTGTCTAAGGTCGAAGGTACCGAGACCCTCTGAGACAAAGTCGGCAACGCGCTGACATCTGTCAAGGAGGAGCTTGATCCGGTTCTTATCCCCACAATTGTGTTCGGGGAAAAGAGGAAGATCAGCAGCCATAAAGTCACGAAGGTGAAGGCTAAGGCCGTCATCAGCATGACCCAGGGAATCATGCCCCCATTGTAATGAGGGCTTGAGTAGACTCTGTTCGACATCAAAGTATTCCTTTATAGCAAGCAGCTCACGCTTTTTGCTACAAGGAATTTCTGTTTTCTTCCCTAAGCAAAGTAATTGCCTAAGGAAGGCAACAGCATTGACGTCTGCATCGTCTTTTAGACACAAGTCTCGAGAAAAGATCTTCATATAGAGTCCCGCGTACAAACGCGGCACTCTATACTCCTTAGAGTACACAAGTGTACCCTTTGGGTCAAGGAAGCCAGACGCTAACGCAACAGTAAGTTGCGCGTCACGTTCTGGAAGGTCGAGTGTAAAAACACCAAGACCTCTCTTTTCTACGAGCAGGGTGAGTCTCGCTTTATCGCGATCCACGCCCCGATACTCGGGGTATGCCATACGAATATCTTCTAAGATACCGTATGCGACATTGAGCAAACTATCAGATTGGCTTTTCATCTTCTTCTTCCTTATAGAAAGAGGGCGAGATTCCAAACCGCTGACTTTACTCTTGTGAACCCAATTGGTACCCGTCAAACAAGTTTGACCGGACTGAGCGTTAGCTCTCCCAATTGAGCAATTTCGTGATATTCGCTTCAGTATTAAAAGCGAATGTCCCGGCTGCAAACTTAGCAACCGGAATCAACCCATCTCCGCGATCATTTTCGAACACGGAGTAAGCCTTTCGAATGATAGGCTGGGTTGCCGGCGCCACAGCATAAAGCATATGCGTCAATTCAACGTTATGGCGATCAACTTGAACGCCAGAACGCGACTTGTCGCTGTACTTAGTGTTGCGGAGTCGGAGACGAAATTCACCATCAGTCTCCCGGAGGAAGTACTCAGAAGAGTACCCATCCTGGTTGATACGAGTCATGACTTTCGCCACGGCATTGATGGTGATGGTAATGGTGTCAGCGAACATAGTTTACTCCTTGGTTCTAAAAGCGATCCATTGGCTATAACAGCCTAGTGACTGCTAGAGAACCAAGTATCGACGTTTGACTTCCTGAAAGGAAAGTCTCTCGGGCTACGAGTGTGGCAGACGCCAACCTCCTAGACTTCGATTCGCGTGTGTTATCAAGTGCCGTCACCCGGAAACCCGGAACTGACGTCACATTGTGTGACATCTGATTCGAAGTTATGGAAGTCTTCGTATGAGTCATGAGACGAACTGTATCATGAGTCATGTCAAAGCCATTTCGACTCGAATCAACAAGGTTTCCCAAGTTGGTAAAGTAGTCGATAAGCCAAGACCACGGAAGCAGATTATAAACAGTGACCGGATCAATATATGCTCCGAGAACTGATTTATACGCTTGCGCACGAAGATCAGAATCCGACTCGATGAAATTCGAAGTTACACGCCATCTGGCGTGGCCTCGAATGTTTTGCGTAGTGCATTTCTGCACTGCTCCAGAAACTGAAACAATATTCGAATTCAGAGACTGGACATTACCTTGATAGGTAAGGCTATCGCGACGGAGGTTGATTGTACGTCGAAGGCCTCGGGATCTGAGTCTTTCTAGTTCACGAACTCGTTGGTTAACGAGTCCTTGAAAATCTAAAAGGACTACAGCATCTGATACCATAGGCGCTATACCAAACTGAATCATCAGATTGATTTTAGCGGCGGCTTTTAAAGCCATAAACTTAGAATAGCGAATCTCTTTAAGAAGATTTGAAACTCTAAGTCCCCATGTATCACGCACGAGTCCGGGTAATTCCCGTAACTCGGCGCCACTGACGGTAGACTCTATCGAAGAGCGAGAAGGACTAGTCCTTTTTAGAACTTCGCTAGCGAGAAGAGCGTCAGAATAGGCCGGCATACTAAGGTGCGAAACCATAAAAGAATCTGATGCCTGCGCTAGGAACGGATAACCGCTCCAGACGTTTGCACCAGAATTACTACCACCAGTCATGAGGCCACCCTTACGGGTAATCCTCTCAACGCTGAATGGGCCGTTATCACCCGGTCCAACCTCCGTTGTACGGGTCTCTTGAAGAGACACGTAAGACGAAGTGGTGACAGCTCCGCCAGGAACTGTAGTACGGTAACCCGTATAAACAGTTTGACGTGAGTTAGTTTTCGCAACCATAGGACACACTCCACGTGGAGGTGAGTGAAGACTCTGGAGCCGG